GGAATGACACAAGACTTTCTTTTGAATGACAGAAAACATAACCTTAACGGTTTCTTTTTTCTTTTTTGGGGGCAAGCGCCCCCGCCGTATTGCGTTGGACTTTTAATAGTCCTTTTTTTTTTATTCGTTAAATAACAGAACATAGGGGCGGTTTTGTATGAAAGACAGAATACAGGATTTACTCTTTACGCCAAGCGGAAAATGGGACAATAAGATTGCTTTTTCTCCGGCGGAAGTTTGCGAAATGTTGGGACTTGCGAGAAGTTCCCTTGCAGTGTATTATAATAGCGGTATGCTTCGTGCGATGAAGATAGGGAAGCATTGGCGCATTACACGCAAAGACTTGGTTGCTTTCCTCGAAAAAGCTTTGGACGAAAGCAGGGTGATATAAGCACTCATAAGCACTAACGCAAAAAGAAAATCCAGTGTTTGCAAGGCTTTGAGCGCACGATACGAACTATTTGGTATAGTACGCCAAGGCGAACAGATAGCCCCGCAAACACTGGAAATCCTGTGTTTTGATGTTCGGTAAAATTTACAGTTGTGTCCAGTTTTAGCACCTTTAAGCACCTGCAATAGCACCGAACATTTATTCTTTTATGATAAGGTTTGCGCCGACGATTGAACGCGCACGCTCATCGACTTCCGGCAACCAGTGCGCATAACGCTCCAAGGTTGTCTGAACGTTCGAATGACCAAGGCGGCGAGAAACAGATTTTACATCGACGCCCGCGGTCAAGAGCTTCGTCGCATGATAGTGGCGCAAGTTGTGAATGGAGAATTCCGGGAAGGGGCGGTTGTCATAAAATTTAAGGAATGACGCGAACGCCCCGCTCAAAGTATCGAGTGGAATGTTTTGGTGTGTCTTTCTGTTTGCAAAGACAAAATCGCTTTCCGGGTCGCTGTCGGCCATGACAAGATTTAACACTTCCTTGTCTACATGGATACGACGATAAGAGGCTTTCGTTTTAAGAGGAAGGTCAGGCTTGCTCTTTTTTACTTGGGCGCGAACATCAATGATTCCGTTTTCAAGGTCAACGCAAGATTTACGCAAACCAAGGAGCTCGCCGCGCCGGAGACCAGTTGCGGACAGAAAAAGAAGGATTGGATACCAGTGGATTCCTTCCGACGCATTGTAATGAATATACTTATCGTGGTGTTGCGCGTCTTTCAGCATTGCTTTGAGTTGTTCCTCGCTTATGACCTGCAAATCCGCGCGGTGCTCTTCTTTGATACCTTTCAATGCGCCATTGCACGGATTTTTCACGATGTACTCTTTCGCTATCGCAAAGTTGAAGATAGCGGAGAGAAGGCGGCGTTGCAGTATAAGTGTATTGTTTTTCAACTCTTCGCCGGTGCGTCTGTTTGTCATTGACAAGAGCAGGGAAGAGATATAGTTCGTTGTGATTTGATTGAGGCGTGCGGTTTTGAGTGCGCTCTCGAAATGATTCCACATGACAGAATACGCCGCGACTGTGCCATCGGATTTGTTGCGAAGGGATTCTTTCTTGAACTCTTCATAGAGTTGACCAAATGTCATTTCCCGTGCTTGATGTGGTGTCTTGTCAAGCCGGAGTTCGGAAACCTTGTCCATAAGTTCCGCTTTCGTTTCAGCAGTTACCGAACGCCGAATTTGTTTTCCGTCTATGCTTTTTCCTATGGTAATTGTCATTTTGTACTTGCCGTTGGAAAGGACGGTCAAAGAACCTTCACCTTTCGTTCTTCTTTGGTTTGTCTTTTTCTTCATGTCAAACACTCCTTTTTTTTGCTTTCATGTCTTTAATAAAGTGGCAACATGGGATATTATGTACCTCTCTACTGACACCATCAGAAGGGAGGTGGGTGAGCATGGCTACGGTTTACATTGTTCGTGCTGTCGGGTATGCGTGGCTCGTCGCCGCAATTTACACCATTCTCTTCGGAGAGGTAGCCGCCAGTAGTGTTGGTGGCTAATAAGTGCTTATTCCCCTGTGTGTGTGTTGAACGCTCCATGTAAGACCATTTGCGCGTCTTGAAATATATGTCTAACATCGAATTGAGGGTAGGTCTACCCTGTCGGTTGGCTGTGGAAGGCACGATAGCGATGTATTGACACAGAGGCGTGCATGCAGTAGATGTACGGTCAATGTGAAGCGCGAAGGCTCGGGCGCGCGACTTGTCTGAGCGATAAGCAGAGACACATGTTCCGTGTTGCTGCTTTATTAAGGATTTGAAAATTGAAAATAAATTTAAGCCCATATATATCTACTGTCGCAACGGATTCGCCCCCGTCGGGGGTGTCGCCGGAACGCGCGCGCGTACATGCGCCAACGCGACCCAAGCGCGTGTGTGCACGTGCATATATGCGCCCAAGTTGACCAAGCGACCAAGCGCGAGTGCGTGCGCCATGCGCCTGCGTGCCTGCGCGTCATGCGTGCGCCAACGCGACGGCGACGCGTGCATGTCCGGCAAAAACCATTCGCCTTACTATTCTATATTGTAAGTGTAGCACAGCGCGAGCGCAGAAACAACAGGACTTTCGGGCACATTTGCGCGGGCGTCGGTGCTTATTTTGGTGTTTATTCGCTCAAAATCGAACATGCTATTCAGCGGCGGCGTCGCCGGATTGCAAGTGCGTGGCCGCGGCGACGCGTAAAAAATTTTCGAACATACGCTCTATCAAAACGCTGTAAATCAACGGAGAGTAAGCGCGAGGGCGTTTTGCTATTGTTCTGATTGGTTATGCGTCGACGGCGCGGTCGCTTATGTTTTTACTTTAGCACGTTAAAGGATTAAAGCGTGCACGGGCGGGCGTTTGACATGCGATTGCGCGTCGCCGCCGCCGGATTTTGCGTTGGCGTGGGCGTGCGTTGGCGCGATTGTGCTCTATATATGAACGGTTGCTCATGCGTTCACGCGTCTGCGACCTATGCACGCTTATCTGTAGCGCAAATGCCTAATTAGTATACTTTCAATCTAACTATGCTTAAAAAGTATATCAGCGCCATCGCTCTTGTGTTATAATGTGAACATATCTTATAGACACACATTTCAAACACACACACACAAGCAGAAAGGAATGGTTTCAATGAAAGACAGAGAGAGAATCGTATCGTATGTCACGCCCGGAGAAAAAGCGTTCTTGACCGCGCTCTCGCACGCAACGACGCAAAGTCAAAGTGCAGTTATACAGAGCGCCCTCGCGCAAATCAAAGCAAGGTATGCTTATATTCATTCGTTACCTTCACTGCGCGACCGGCTCATAGCTATCATTAAATCGTATGGTTGCTACGCGACGACGAACGGTCAAGACGACGGAATACGCATAGGTGATACTGTCTTTTGTCAAAAGATTAGATTCAGCAACAAAAACACATTAGATGAAGTATGTAAATGGTTAAGTATCGAACACGCTTCATTCACTAATGCATGCGAAAGCGCCGGTCATGCAGTGCCACGATACATTCAATTGATACCGCAATATATCAAGGACTTGCAGACATACAGCGCGGAGCTCGATTTTGAAAGTGTTGAGGGTGGTGCTAACAATGACACAAACAATAATGTACAATGATTTCAGCGTTCGTTTGCGCCATGATTTTGGCGAATATTTATCTAACATCGAAAGCGCGGTCAGCGTTGGCACAAACAAATATAACATGATGGACATTGTGTCATTTGCTGAATATATACGCGCCGACGACGAACTCACAAAGATAGATAAACTAAAAGAAACTTACATTAAAAACGACGCTCTCGATTTGTTCGATTGTATAGTTGAAAGCTACAGATATACGCTCTCGCACTCATTAGATGAGTATTATGCTCTTTTGCGTATGTCATTAGCCAACGCGTTGAACGAATTACGGGACTAACTACCTGAGAAAAATATTTCATGGGACTTTCTTCCCTTTTTGCAGGTCGTTTTTGCTGAAATGCCTTCCACGCTTACAGTCACAAGGGATAGAACATGATTTGACAATTTGGGCACAATCGATTATACTTTAGACAGTCGAACAGGGCGAAGCGCACCTCGACTACGGAAACACACAGCGAAAGCGCGGCGGCGAAGCGCACGCACGCAATAGCAAACAATAAGTCTTTGTAAACCTCTTGCACCGGCGAAGCGCACGGACAAGACGGGAACATGTAGATGACCGAAATTAACGAAGCGTTAAGAGTACGGTTATCAGAAAGGTTCTTGTCTTTGACCGTGCGCTTTTTTTGTCGGTCAGGACGCGGAAACTGAAAGGAGAAGAAAAATCATGTATTATGTAGCACCTCCAAAATTCAAAGATTTCGACCATGTAATTTATCTGCCTACCTACCTCAAAGCCGAAATAACGAATGTATTTTGGGATATATGGCGGCATATGTACGGATACGAAATCGAATTCGAACCACTCACGGATGACGAGATATATCATCCACGCACAAAAATCGTTTATGACCCATATCAACTCGAAGCATATTAAAAAAAAGGAGACGATTGACATGAAAACAACAAAAATGACAGCACTCAAAACGAACGCACAGAGCACAATCATCAGCACTGCGCGCGCAATCGCCCGGGAAACGAAAGAGCAAGCGCGCATGCTGTGGAGCATGACAAACCCATGGCGTAAGATATTGCGCGAGCACGAGGCAGACACGCAGACGTTGAACGAGAACCACGCGAGACTGCAAATTGTAGTCAAAGCATTGGAAACGTTGAAGGACGACGTGTTGGCCGATTTGTCAGCGTGGTCGAACGCGAAAGACAATGACGCAGTATCAACCGAAACAGAGCGCGCGGCGGCGACGGCAATCTACAATGGATTGAAACTGATTGACTACTATCTCGAGATTGCGAAGTGTATGAACCCTCGCTACAAGCTTCATCATCGAGCGTTGGAATATGGCTATGTTCGTTCCGGCGAGACAGAAGCAAAAGAATACGAAGGACGGTTTGGCCGGGGATTGAAGCTTGTCTTTAGCAACAGCGATATGACAGGTGCGTATGCGAGATATCACAATATTTCGTATTACATCGAAGTAGCATAAAGAAAGGAAGATGTTGTCATGGAACAGGTCAGTTACGGCGTCGTTGATTTGCATGACCTCTACAAAGAAGAGAATGCATACGCAATGCCGCCATTTCAGCAGAAACTCTTCATCAAATTGATAAGAGAGAAAATGCGGCAAGAAAATGGTCAATATGACCACATGCGCGGGAAACTCTATCTCGATGACAAAGACAACGCGCAGAAAGTGAAAGAAACGGCGCGTGCAACGCTCAGATTCATCAAAGCAAACTTCTAAGAAACATTAAGTCTTTGCAAGCTCTTTCTCACTAACAAAAGTCGTGAAGTACGGCGCGGTGAGAGAGTAGAAGCACATTACAAGTAAGAGTCGCAGATACACATGAAGCATGTTATCTGCATAAAGGGGAAAAACTTACTTGTGAATTGTTATCTACTCTTTCTCACCGCGCCTTTTTTGTTTGTCAAACAAGGAGGACGCGAATCATGGATATGTTCAACGAAGAACTCAAACTCGAAGAGGAAGCATGTGCGGTGGCGCGTGAGCGTCTCGAATCTCTTGTCAATGACGCACTCAATTCCGGCGACGCAGACCGCACGCTCATCGGTAAGCGAATCATTCGCTACAATTTCAATGATGTTCGTGCGGCCATTGGTGCGAAGATTGAGGAGCAAATACAGCCGAAGGCCGGAGCAGCGCGTGAGTATGTGCCTTTCCTCAAAAACATTGTCGCTGCATGGATTGACGCCGGCCATGACATTGAAGAACTTTACGATATCGTAACGCTTGCTACGTTGTCCGTTGCGATTGCTTCCGCGCTTGACACGACCGGGAAAATGAGCGTGAGTATGAGCGGTTTGTCATTAGCGCGGCAGATACTCGACGAAGTTCATATTGTGCGCGTTGGTGAAGCAAACAATAAATTGCACGCGCTCGAGAACGGTTGCAAAAAGCGCGTTGACTTGACGCACAAGCAAATTTTCATTCGAAACATACTCAAAAATCATCAGGACATAAAGCTTGACGCGGTTCAGAGTATAAAGACACAGCTCGGCGTCGCATTGATTGAAACAGCATTGAGCGCAGGTCTTGATACGTTTTGCGTCATGCAGACAGAAAACAAAAGCGTCATGCGCATTGTAGCGACGCCGACGCTCGAAAAAATCTACAACAAAAATATGGACAAACTCTTGTCTCTTGCACATCAATTTGTGCCGATGATTACGAAACCGCAAGACTGGACGGCTCCGACCGGCGGCGCGTATGTTGGCCGCTTGCAGGGGCACGCGAATCTCATAAGGTTACAGGATTGTTCGGAAGCGTATGTCAAGACTTATCAAGACCGGTTGCAGGTTCTCGATATGTCGCAGGTTTACGCGGCGGTGAACGCTTATCAATCGACTGCTTATCACATTAACGAACGCGTTTTCGATGTTCTTTCTGTCATTATAGAAGAGCTCGGCGGCGATATGGCAGGTATTCCGCGCATGACACCGCTTGACGAAATTCCCGGCATTCCTGAGGACGCGGACAAAGACACGGTTCATCAGTACAAACGCCGTTGCGTTGACAGGATACATCGTGAGATTGCGCGCAAAACTAAAAGCATTCGTTTCTTGACAACACTCGCGGCGGCGCGGAAGTACAAAGACTATCCTGAAATTTATTTCCCGGTCAATCTCGACTGGAGAGGGCGTCTTTATCCAATGCCAACAGCGATAACGCCGCAGGGCGACGACATGCAAAAGTCTCTTCTTGAATTCGCACACCCCGCGGCAATCGTGGATGACGGCGCGGAAGCGTTGCGAATGCTGAAGATTCACGTTGCGAATTGTGCCGGACATGACAAGGAAACTTTTGCTGACCGTGTGGCGTGGGTTGACGAACACTTGCACGAAATTTGTGAAGTTGCGAACGCTCCGCTTGACAACAAAGACGCATGGATTGACGCTGATGAGCCATGCTGTTATCTTGCTTCTTGCTTTGCACTCGCGGACGCGGTGGCGTATCAGAAAGAAAACGGAACGCTGAAAGGCTTTGCGTGCTCTTTGCCGGTTGCGCTCGACGCGACATGTTCGGTTTTACAACACTTTTCTGCAATACTTCGAGATGAAACGCTCGGGAAACTTGTCAATTTGACAAACACCGGCAAAGTTGAAGATATCTACGGCGAGATTGCGAAATTTGCGACTGTCAAATTGCTCGACGACGCAAAGAACGGAACAGCAGACACACAGGAAGAACGCGATGACGGCACGCAATACACGAAGCACGGAACGAAGAAGCTTGCGAAGATGTGGATTGAGTACAATCGCCGGACGAACGGCAAAGACGACATTTCGCGGAAGGTCGCTAAAAAGTGCGTGATGACTTATGGCTACGGTTCGGAACTCTACGGCTTCAAGTCTCACGTGTACGAGCAGGTTCTCAAACCGTACCTCGATAAAGAGGGAATTGACAACAGCGTTTTTGGTGGACTTGAAAAATCGGCCAGTATGTACATGGGAAAACTCATTTGGAAAGTCGTATGCGAAAAAATGGCTGTCGTTGAACACACGAAAGACTTCATCAAAGACGCGGTCAAAGTTGCCGGAGAAAATGGAATGTCGGTCATTTCGTGGACAACGGACGACGGTTTGCTTGTTCAGTCGAACTATCATAAAGTTGTCGGGAAAACGGTGCGTATGCGTGTTTCGGGAAAGCGCGTATATTTATATTCGCAAGACACAACGGAAGAGAACGACAAGCAGAAGCAAGTGCAGGCAATTTCTCCGAACTTCATTCACAGCCGGGACGCAGCGCACATGCGGGCAGTTTTGCGTGCATGCTCGGCGGAAGGAATGACAAACTATATGATGATTCACGATTCGTTCGCGGTTGAGATTGCGCATGCGCCCCGGCTTTACGAGATTTTGCACGAAACGTTCATTGCGATGTACGACGGCGCGAACGTTCTTCAAAAATTCGTTGACGAATTAGCGAAGTGGACACCGAACGCTGAATACGCGAAAGCTCCGGCATTTGGCAATCTCGACATTAAGTCTATCGCAAACGCGCAGTATGCTTTTTGCTGACGCTATGCTATAATGACACACACACAAGAATAGGGGGAAGCGACGATGACAAAGAAACAAAAGCAAGACGCGACGGCGAAGCGCGAAGCATACAAAAAAGAGCATTACGACTTGATTCGCTTCTATGCGCCGAAAGGTTGGCGCGAAAGGCTCAAAGAAGCGGCGCAAAAAGTCAATGCAAGCGTATCAGACTTTATACGAGACGCACTGGAAGAAAAGATGAACGCTTGGTATTTCAAGGATAAATAAGCGCAATACAAAACAATACAAAGCAACACAAAACACTACAAAACAGGAAGAATGACACAGCAATAGGTCAAACTTCCTGTTTTTTCTTTTTATGTAAAGTTAACGCAATACGGCGGGGGCGCTTGCCCCCAAAAAAGAAAAAAGAAAAGTTTACTTATGCTTTGTGTGTCATTCAAAAAGAAAGCATTGTGTCATTTAACGAAATTTTCTGAAAGTTGATTGGTCTATGAGTAGAGGGGAACGTATAGTTAACTATAGTTAAACTTATAGTAACTTACTATTCTCTATAAGTTAACTTATAGTAATTTACTTATAGATAAGCATAAGTTAACTATATATAGCTTATATATAAGTTTATTATAAGTTTTTGTTTATAGCTTGTAGTAGCAGATATAAGTACAACGTGTAGTTTACTTATAGTTTACTATCATTTCTACTCATAGAGCCACAGCCAACGCGCAATCGCGCAACGCTTACTCCCGCAAGGGAAATTTGATTGGTCTATGAGTAGGAGAGAAAAATGCGCGCTAAAAAATTTTCTTTACGCGCCATAAATTTGAAACAGCATTTACGCAGGAAGGGGCGGTCAGAATGAAAATCGAGTACACGCGCAACTCTCAACGCGGAGCGCTCATTGAACGCTACGCAAACGACGGCAGGGCAAAGGATTATGTCATTTGCGCAGGCGAGGACGCCGTAGTCGCCGCAATACAGAGCATGGGACGGCCAACGATTATTCGTACCGGCATTTCGCTCAATTGCGGTGAAAAAGATGTGACAGTAAGTCTTTGTCTTTTGCCGTCTATTGTTGACAATACCGGGCTTTTACTTGTCAATCCGATTCAAACGATAGCGGACGGACAAGAAATCGTTCTAAAGCTTGTCAACTTAGCGCGGTCGGTGCAGACAATAAGCGCAGGGGCGATGTTAGCTACAATAAACATTGTAGAGAGCAACGCAAACGCGCAATTTGTGGAGACACCCGCGCAACAATCTCCGGCGGTACGACACCGCAACAAGGCAACAAGACCGAACAAAATGACAACAAGAAAGGATTGATTCACCATGGCACAGAAGAACTACAAAAGAGGAACGACGGGCGCGGGGTATGCTTTCTTCCCTCACTTGAAGAAAACGGAAAGCATTAACGGCAAGGATACGGGCAAATATACCCTTATGCTCATTTTGAACGAGACTGACCGGCAGGTTCTCGCGAACGAAGTCCACGCAGTTTGGAACGAATTTCTCGCGACGCCGGACATGCAGGGTAAGAAAGTGAAGCAGGACTGGAACGACGGCTTCCGGGAATACAAAGGCGACATTTTCGCGAAGTTCACAACGGGCGCGCAAATCAAAACGAGAAGCGGCGAAGTCATTCCTGTCACTATCCCGGTCTTTGACGGCGCGGGAAATCCGCTGAACCTTGACCGTGAAATCGGCAACTCGAGCGTTGTGAAAGTTGCGTACGAACTCTATCCGTACTACATGAGCGCGAACGTCCATGGCGTTTCTTTGCGTCTCCGGGCAGTGCAGGTGCTCGATTTGAAGCTTACGGCGCAGGGCACGGCAGGAAGCTTTGGTTTCAGCACGAACGGCCCTGCTATTACCGTTCCGACACAGCAAGCGACAGCGCAAGCGCCGGTTGTTGCGGACGACAATCCGTTTGATGACGCGCCACCCCCGCTCGATGACATTCCGTTTTATGACGGCAACGACGGAGACTTCTAATCATGGCGCGGCGGTCATTTCTCAGCGGCGGGAAGTATAGTTACAAGCCCGCCGCTGAACACCGCTCCGGCCTTGAAGATAACATTGCGGCACAAATAAAGCGCGCAAAGAAAACGGTTTCATACGAAGAATATTCTCTGCAATATGTAATTCCGGCGAGTGAGCATACTTACACGCCGGATTTTATTTTGCCCAACAATATCATCATCGAGGCAAAGGGGATATTCGACGTTGACGACCGGCGAAAGCATTTACTTGTACGCGAAATGTATCCTTGGCTCGACATAAGGTTTGTCTTTTCGAACCCGAATCATAAGCTCTACAAAGGCGCAAAAAGCACGTACGCGGAGTGGTGTCAAAAGCACGATTACAAGTACGCGAAGGGGCTGATTCCGGCTGCATGGTTTGACGAACCAAAGGGAAAGCGGTGCTTGGACGGATTGACAATGAAGAAGAAAAAGACAAAGGAGAAAAAATAATGGAGTGCAAGGGGGCGTTTTTCATGACATTGAAGTTAGCAACACGCCCTGAAACCAATGGGATTGCTTTAGTGTTCGACAAAACGCTCGACGGTTTCACGGCGCATGAACTTGATTTGAAAGAACGACAGCGCGGAGAAATAAATCTTGGCTATCATTTCGTATTGCATAAGGACGGGACGCTCGAAACGGGTATCCCGTCTTTTTATTATGCACGCAGTACGCTCCGGCGTTGGCGTGATTGCTTGTATGTCTTGGTAACATCGGAAAAACTAAACAGCGTGCAAAAAGAAAAACTCGATTATCTCGCACGCGAACTGAATTTGGAGGTAGTCGACAATGGGAGTAGCGATACCTGACAACAAAAGGAAGATTTTGGTAAACGGCGCGGACGATGACCACATCATTCGCGCTCATTTACCGTGCCCGGACTGTGGAAGTCATGACGCGCTGACGCAGTACGAGAAGCACACATTCTGTTTTTCTTGTCATAAATGGACATGGACAGGGGGCGGCGATACAAAGCCAACGCCTACATATACATCATCGGAAGGAGAAGATTTTATGAAGGCACAAGTTGGCGATTATTGCCTCGATATTGAATACAAAGATTTGCACACGCGCAAGCTTACAGAAGAAACATGCCGCAAGTATAGCTACGGCGTTGGTCATTTGCACGGGCAGACGGTGCAGATTGCGCAATACTACGACGCGGACGGAAATTTGAAATGGCAAAAATGCCGGACGGCAGACAAGAAATTCTTTGTCTTGGGAAAAGCAAACGCGCCTCTCTTCTTCGGCCAGTGGCTTTTTACCGGCGGGCGAAAGCTTGTCATTACC